ATATCATATGTATAAATATTTATTTTTCTAAAAAGGGGAATAATATGTTTTTACACCATAGTTCTGCACCCAATTTACTAGGATGAAATCCATCTTTACTGAAGTATCCTGTGTTTGTATCTAATCTAAGTCTTTCGGAATGTGATACATTTGTCGACTCTTTTCTATCTATGTTTAATAGAGTATGTAAGTATTCAAACATACCATTTTTCAATATAGTAGTTTCATCTAATTGTTTATGTAGATAATTTATCATTTGATGGTTTTTATTATTTTCAATATCTTCAAATACGGAATCCATAAAAAATTGTTGATAAAAATTAACACCATTTAATTTACAAAAGTTTTGTAACATAATTATATTTTCAATACTATTGTGTACTTTGCCAATCCCACCTGTCATATGTCCATCTAATATATAATGTTGTTGAACAAACTCCATTTGACAATCACTTCCGTTTACTGTAAAATACCAACCACCTTCTGGATTATATGCAAATTTACTACCACCCTTTGTTTCAAAATAGTCGGGATGTTCTGCGTTTCTATTCTTTAAGTCTAAAAATTGACTAGACATTCCACCTTCGAAATTAGGCCATAAGTCGGTCATTTGTTTTATAATAATTGGATTGTCTATATACCAAGCTTTTCTAAAAGTACCACTCCACATTACCACTACCATTATTTCATTGGGTTGTAATCCACTTTCTAAAGCTTCCATAATAGCCAGCATAACTTTCTTTTGAATAAGTTCCTGGCCTTGACTTAAATATCCCGTATGATTTATTGTTAGATTTTCATTTTCGTTTTTTAACTTATCTGCTAAAAAACCTATCCAACTTTCATCCGGTTTGTGACAATGACTAAAGCTGCATCCTCCTGTAATTAAATGTTTTATCATAATGTTTGTTTAATAAAAAAAGGTAGAAGTGACTGAACTCCTACCTTTGTAATATACGAAAAATAACTGAATTAACCAACTTTCGGGGTTAATTTTTTTGGTTTGGACTCTTCTTTTCTTTCGATAGTAATTAAGAGAATACCATTCTTAATTTCAGCTTTTGCTTTTCTACCATCAAAGTTTTTACCTACTTGGATTCTTTCTTCGATATCCGAAACCAATTGATTAAAAGGATGTTCTTTATCCTCTTGTGCCTTTTTAGCTTTAATTTCAATTTTGTCCTCAAAGCAATTAATTTCAATATCATCCGGGTTGTGCCCCAATACCGATAGGGCAAGGGTTGCAGCTTCGTCTTTAATGTCTACTGCGAATTTGTTTTGAACATAAGTCGTTCTTTCTTTTGGTTGTTCGATTGGAAAAAATTCTTCGAATAACTTACTGTAATCAATCATGTACATAATATAAATGTTTTTTAGTTAATAATACCCATATAGTCCAAATACTATACCAACCCTTACTTTGTATCAAATGTGTAACAAAATTACACTTACTTTGTTACAAATCGGAAAATGTGTCATTAAATTACGTTATCTTGTCTTTCAATGATTGTCGACATATGGTCTGCCCAATGCATAATAAATTGTAACTTATAAACTAATTGTTTCTTTAAGTCGTGACCTGCTAAATACTTTTGATTATCTTCATCATACATACCATCAGTAAGTTTGATTGCAAAATACTCTTTCTCATTATAAGTAATACCATAGTCGTTTAATGTAAAGAAAGTTCTATCGGTTAAAGTCATATAAGGTATCTTCTCATTACGAACAAATAAAGTTCCGTATTTCTTTTGAGACCATTCTTCCTGATTTGGTAAATAATGTAATTCACCTTTAATACCTAACTTTCCTAAGTCGTGATGTAGACAACTAAATATCAATTCTTCTTCGGTAAAATCAATCTCTCCACCTTGCATTACGAACAGGTCTCTCATTTTAAGAGCGTTCTTACATACATTAAAGATGTGGTCAATATACCCACCTATATATGCGTTATGATAGTGTTTTGAGCCAGATGCGGCAGATAGTGTAAGATTAACACCCAATTCTTCTTCGGAATACATATGGAGTAATTTCTCCAATCTTTCTCCTTTGAAATATTTTTTGATAATTCCAATAAATCTATCGTAGTTTGCTTGTAATTCTTGTTCTGTTTTTAGTTTCATAATTTAGAGTTTAATTGTTTATAATACTCTAATATACGACAAATATTTGACATTACCAAATTTATATTAGATTTCTTTTAACTTCGGTTAAATCCTCCGGTAAGTAATTTCTAAAATTGGTTTTAATATGTTCAAATAACCTTATACTATACTGATAATTGTGTCGGGGGCCTGGGTGTACATTGTCAACTCCAAAATCCAAAAATGGTTGGCAGTAATCACCATCGAATCTATTAAATTCTTCATACTCTTTTGGTATTCCAAAATGGCCGTTCCATAACCAATTACATTTTTTTGTTTCTAAAAAATATTTTATAAGTAAATGATTTTTATACCAATTTATGAAATCTGCGTTTTTGTTTTGTAAAGAAACTAAATTGTTTTGTACCTCTTTACCTTCGTTTGTACCTTCCAACCAACCCCAACTTGTTGTAGGCATGAATGGTTCTACTCCATCATTTTCTGTATATATTTCTCTTCTTTGTGGATTTGTGTACATTATTAATACCAAATCTGGTTTTATTAAATCATAATATGTTAATAAACACCTGGCAATATAATCATTACTTCTTCCACCTGTACCAAAATTCATATTAACACCATTTGATATTAGTGATGTAAAATTATGTGGCCAAGTTTGATTATCATTTACTCCCACTCCTTCGGTATTTGAACATCCAATTGACATTATTTTGAATCCTTCTTTTTTAATACTATCACCCCTAAAACCCAATTCGTTATAGGTGTAAGTACAAAGTTTTGTATTGTCGGTGCCAGATGTTTTATATGTTTGGTTTTTTCTTGCTTCTAATTTGAATTGAAATGATGATATTTCAAATCCTTCTGGGCTCCAATATTCTAATGGGTTCATATTAATTTATTTGTTTCTATTTTTATATGTTCGTTTTGTAAAAACCATAATAAAGAATATCGTTCTCCTTCTAAAATTGGTGTTATTTCATGTTCAATTTTTACATCAAATAAATAGGTATTCCCAATAACTTTATCTAATATAATTTGATTTGGATTATATAATTTAAAATCACCACCTTCAAAATTATCATTTAATAAAACACCGACGGCGTATAATCTTCTATCTCTAACATCGTTATGTTTATCAAACCAATCACCTTTTGTAAATTTATGAAAATGTATTGTCTTTTTTATTGTTCTAATTCCAATATTTGTTTTCGTTTTCACAAAATCATTCAACTTATCAAATAACCATTGTGTTTCTAATGAATAATTAATTGGTTGTGAATTATATTTTCTATCATCCATTATCCAATTTGTAATATGGGTGTCGTTGTATGATATTATAGATTCACACTCATCTTTACTAAATAATATTTTTTGTTGTAATATCATATCAATGATGTATGTGTGGTGTCAATAAACTCATATAAATTATGAAATAAATTTTGGTTTTTCCATATTTTATTAAATTCATTTTTAAACAACTGATGTTCGGGATGTTCACTATCCCATACCTGTTTTAATTTGAATTCAGCATCTGAGAATGTTCCCCAATTAGTTATCTTACCAAAAAACACATTTACTTTTTTACCGAATATGGAATACATTAAATTGTAAAATGTCTCCATTTCCATATAATTTGTATCTTGTACAACAAACGAAGTTTTTACGCTTATATTTGGTAAGGTGTTAATAAATTTTAAGTTATTTATTAAATTTTCCCAATTACCACCTAACCTTGTTTTATTTTCGTAAGTATCCTTTGTACCGGCATCTATTGATATTTCACAAGTATGAACATATTTATGTATGTTTGGCATACTATCCCACATTTCTTTATTCCACATAGATGCGTTGGTATGAAAATGTATTGATGCTAAATTTGGATATTTTTTAGGATTAAAATTTCTTAAGTAATTTCTAAATCCAACGGAAACAAATGGGTCTCCCGAACCGGTTATGTATAAAGTTTTAACGTGTTTTGAATAATATTTATCAATATCTTCAATAGTTTTTTCAACACGTTTTATACCTTCACTATTTTCAACAATTAAATCAACTCTACATGAAGGACATTTATAATTACAGGTTCTATCAAAATTCATTACCAAATGAGCAGGTGTATTATTCTTTACAATCGGATTATTAATATTTGAATTTGATTTTAGTGTAACCGGACCAGATGTCACACCATAGTTTACTAATTTACTTAAATAAGGACAAAGTTCTTTACTACAATACTTAAATGAACCATCTAATATAGAATTTCTAATGTCAATAATTGGTTGACTATTGTAGACATCTTTTAATGGGATTTTGCGAAGTTCCACTTTATTGGGCAACCAAGATGGACAACATACAAAGCAAACATTATTATGTATTTCTAATGAGGTGAATGGTACGTTACATGTATAGTTTTTTAAATCTACCATAATATATTATTAATGAAACCAAAAATTTAATGCGTATCGTGTGCCTTCCGTTACTGGTTTTATTTCGTGATATTGGTTACCACCATTAAATACAACACCATCACCTTTTTCTAAATTTACAACTCTATCATTTATGTATGTATCTCCACCTATAAATTCATTGGATAACAAAATTATTGACGTTTTATTTCCTGCACCATCAGTGTGTCTTCGTAACCACCTACCATCTTTATATTCCGTCATTTGTAACCACATTATTTTATGTTTAGGAAAATTACATTTATCCAATTCATTTCTTACCATATTATAAATTGCATCATTCCACTTTTCTCTATCCAACGGTTGACTACCCATTTGGCCCCAAATTAACCAAACGTACCAGTTTGTTTTATGTGATTCACTTAAAACACATTCATTCTTAATTTTTTCTATTAAAGTATCACAAAAATCATTTGTTAATATATTTTTATATATTTCCATATATTATATTAATTCATTTCTTCTATCATATATTGATTCAAAATTTTTCCAAATGAATGATTTTAATTCATCGTTTATTATAATTTTATTTAATCTTTTTGTGGATTGGTTGGTTTTTTCTACAATTATTTTTTCACCAAACCTATCTTCAATAAAGTTAACAAATTTATCTATTTCTTTAATGTCAAACTCATATGTACATTTTCTATTAGATTTAAAAGATTTTTGTGAAATTAGAGTTGGTAGTATATCTGGTATTTTTTTTAAAGTGTCGTGTTTTTCTTTTACTAATTTAAAAAAACAATTTTTAAATCCAATACCATCCGTATCAAGTAAATGTAAATTATTTACAAAATTCGTATCAATTGTTTTATATAAAAATTCATTATCAATCTCTTCCCATTTACGAATAGTGGTATATTCACTCTCAAATTCTATTTTATCCCATATAAAATTTAATGCACTTAACCATCTTTGCATATAGTCTCTCGTTATACAAATAGTTTCTTTAGTTCCCCACATTGTTAAACATTGGTTTAATAGAGGATGATAGTGCGATAATGTATCGTTTGAATCATACATTTCTAATTTTAGTTTTGATTTTCTAAGTGCCTGTTCAATGGAGTAACTTGCACATTTTGGAATAGAAATCCAAATAAGTTCATTATTAATTAAATGAGACACTTTATATAATGGTTTTAGATGTTTTGAAGCTTTTTATATATTCATCTTCAACTTCTTTCCACTTTATTAGTGGACAAGAACCATTTTTATCTAAATATGTGTTTGGTGTATATACTTTACCTTTTAATGGACACCCACACTCACCACATTTTAGAGCCCATGTGGTCGTCTTAATGTGTAACATTTCTTTTTTGGATGGGCATTCTAAACAAATTAAAAATCTAGCATCTGCTAATTTTTTTAATTCATTAGAATGAATAAGTTTATTATACCAAGCCTTTGATATTTCTTTAAAATCTAATTTCATACTATAACATATTATTTTTTACAACTAACTATTTGCTACTACTATTAAATTACCAATAGTATTTAAGGTTGTATTTAATATGTTTATTTCGGTATTTGTTATTATCTTTGCCATTTTATTTTATTTTATTTTTACAATAGTTTATGGACAGAAAAACCCACCAGGGTTTGAAAAGCATTCTCCATAAGGGCCACAATATGGTGCAGTTTTGGAGCAGGTGAATGGTGCAGAACCACATTCACTATACAAACAATATCCAGCACCCGGTGCATTATGTTCAATTGAGACAAATGTTTCGTTATTTGTTGATGATGTTTTGGTTAAAAATAGATGTGCATTTTCTACTGTAATAGTCCATCCTGAAAATATTTTTTTGATAGTCACATTTTCCACAACAGTTTTTCTAATAAAATCTACCAATCCATCCGTTGTGTCTAATAGTAAAACAACGTCTCCTGTTATTATTCCTGCTATTTGTTTAAATTGAATTACATTATCTCTTTCTATTAAATAAGAAGAGATTGCGGTATCTTCCCAATTACTATTATCATCAAAAGTTAATTGATTAATATTTGACAATAAATTTACTCTTTTTAAATTAGTAATTCTATTTGTGGAATAAGTTGTATCCGATATTAATGTTTCATACGTTATTCCAAAATTTGTAAGATACGATGTGTTGTCAACACCATTTGGATTTGGTATATCGATTGTTTTAATTATGTCACCAATCACTAAATCTAATGGTGTTTTAAATGTACCATCAGCCATTTCAACTAAATCGGTATCCAATAATTTAGGTAATCCATTATTGAATGGGTTGGTGGTATAACTATCTCTATATTGTGAATTTAGTTCATATGTTTCTGAATTATATTCTACATCAGTAAAACATATGTTTTGATTGAATTTAGTGTATTGGCCAACTTGTATTGATTCCAATGTTGGTGGATATAATATATTGAAATTTCTTATCACTTTTACATGCCCTTCAAAATTATTAGTAGTATTACAATAATTCTCCATTAAGAAGTAGTCAGATGTTACATTTTGCAAAATTGTATCTAATTCTTGTTGGGTTGATACCTTATAAAATTTAGGATAAATAGTTTTATCGTAACCAGGATATTTTGATTTTAAAATAAAGTTTGGATGTACTCCATTATCGTTAATAGTTGTAATATTTGATACTAATTGGTTTGACTCATCTTTATATGCAAATTGAGAACCAAATGATTGGGATTGAATTAATTTCATAAATTCAACCTTATCTTTACAATATGTATCATCTACTAATGCAGTAGTGTCATATGCACTTCTGATAATTAATGTTTCATCATTATCTTCAATAAATGGTATTGTGATAGAATTTCTACCAACATTATGAAATTCATATGCAACCGAACTTCCAGTATAATGAGTTTCTAATGTTTGATGTAAATAAATAATTTCTCCTATGTAGTGTATAGATGTAAATCCGTTAGTTTCAATAAAGTTGTATAGATTTGTTAAATCTAAACAATCTATGTCATCTTCGATTTTGGATATATAGTCCCATCCAACTGCGGTATTTATTTCAATTGGTTTTAAATTACCATCTTTATCGTACATAAAGTCCGAACCTATTAATACTGTCCTCATGTTGTTTTGTTATTTATATTCCCCTATAAATATAATTATAATTGATTTTAATTAAATGTACGATAAATATCCCACATTACCAAATAAAATATCGGCGGGGGTTGGGGGCAAAGTCGTTTTTTAAGAAAATTTTTGGGAATAAGAATATCTTACCTCTATTGATAGTATACTTCTATTTACGATTTCTCCACCACATTTTCCTCTCTATATACCAAAAGGGAAACTTACACACCCAATAGCAAGTTATTCCACAGGCAGCAAGGAAAATGACAGGTAGGAGTATTATAAAGGTTATAACATCCAATATAGATTTAATAGGTACATACATCATTACTATTTATCTTTCTTATTTGCAAGTGCAGTTTGTAATTCTTTTACGGTTTGTGATAATTGTGATTGTATTCTTTCATCATTAGCTTTTGCCGCTTGTATCGTAGTTTGGGTTACTAAGTTTTGTTTTTCTAAATCAGACTTAATTGCAGCTATGTTAGTATTTACTTTATTTGTAGTAACATTTAGAGCGTTATCTACAAATGTGCCATTAGAACGATTGTATCTTCTAATAGTGTGATGTTTATTTGTTTCTACATCGGACTTAGCTTCTGTTATATCGGTATACGTACGAGGGTTATTGGGTATTCTTGCTTCATAGAATATATCTTGAATAAGGTCAAAGTCTTTTTCTAATAACTTTAGTTTATCTCCTACCTCTGTTAGATACTCTCTAAGTTTAGCAGGTTCAAATATAGTATCTGCCTGTTGTGTTTGTACTAATAGAGGAGTAATCTTATAATGATTTGCTGATGGATTTATTTTGGGGTCTACCATTGTGTAAAAATCAAAAATGGAATACTCATCTAAAGGTCGTGGAGAGGTTTCGTTTAGTGTATAGTTGATTTGGTCTAATATTCCTTTTGGTACTCCGTCCACTAATTCGGTTTCTGGTCCGTATACAACATCTACTACACCTGCGTTTTTATTTAAGGTATCTCTTTCATCCATTATAGCAGTTAAGTTGGTCAAATTCAATTCTATAATCTTAATTGTCTTACCTATCACCACATCTTTATTCTTAACCTTTAGAGTGCCATTTTGTACTATATCGTAATGTGGATTGTTAGACTGCTTTATTAAGTTCAATGTAGTTAGAGAACATAGATACATCTCACCCACCTTAACGATAATACCATTTGCAAGTATTAGAGGTTTAAGATTTTGTAGAGGTACTCCAATGGGTAGGGTAATAGGGGTAACTGCTTTTGATGCCGAAATAACCCAATTAGAACCTTGCTTAGAATATCTCTCCGGATTTTGTGATATAGTTTTCATCGTTTGTTATTTCTATGAACGCTCTATTGTAGATAGTCGTTTCTTTCTTTATTCTTTTGTTACTTCTTAATTTATATATTGCCCTTTGTAGTTCTTGATACATTCCTATTTCGATTGCATCACATATGGTATAGTTAATTTCTAAGTCTGGCTCTATTTCCTTAAAAGATTCTATGCCTTCTTCACGGATTTGTTCTTTCTTATTCTTATACCCAATAACATGTGCTACACCTACCGATGTGCCAAAGGCGGTTGCGGCTTCTGCATATACATGTTCTTTTATCATTTTTATTATTTTATGTCTGGAGGAATGTTTCTTGCCTTATCGTATATATCCCACTTCAAATGGTCTAAGTTTTTAATAACATCTGCAACCAATGCGTTAATCATTAATTCTTTTTGTTTGTGGTTGCCTGTATTAGTCTTTTGAATTAGTTTAAGGGATTTAACCATACCTTTCATATCTTCTTGCATTCTATCCCATGCAACGTTGTTAAGTCTTTCCTGAATCTTATTGGGTACTAATATTTTTGTTTTCATTACATTGGGGATATTAGATAACTGACTTATTCCGAATTGTTGATTCCACATATCATTACCACATCTTTGTAAGTAATCTTCATCGGATTCGTCAGGCAATCTTTCACAATGTGCTTCATATATCTGTACTAATAGTTCTTTTAATTTCATACTAATAAATATCTCAAATTCAAATAAAAAAACCCCCACTTATTTAAGGTGAGGGTCTCTGGTTATAATTTAATAAACCTTTTGACGAAAGAAACTGCGTAAGGTAATAATTTCCACCCTACTAATACACCTACCCAAAACGGATAGTGTAAAACGAAATCTAATACTTCCATATTTAATTTAGTTTGGTTAAAAAATAAGTCAACTAATTCCGATATCGTATAAATAAGTATCACTTAGGTAGAATAAAACTACTTAATTTCACTTTGTGTATATCATATATCATGTCAAAATTGCTCCTATACACAAAAAAATTGACCCCGGTATATTCACAGGTCCGACCCGATTTGCAGCGAACTGTTTTTGCCGAGTTACACGTAACTGTTTTGCAAAAAGTAATGAGCACAAGAAACCCGCAACGAACTTAATCATTGCGGGGTCGTGAGGATAACCTTAATACCTCACTCTTGCTAAAATAAAAATGAAAACATTAGAAAACCAAATCTAATTTCTTTTACTTATGTAGTTTGTGTACTTAGTGTACTGCGACATTAACTCATTTGCTTTAAGTCTTTGTTCACTTACTACTTCTACTCTACTACCTATGTTATATTGTTTACACCACTCTATGAAATTGTTATCTCCCATAGTGTTATGTCTATCTATCTCTATACTATTATGTTTCTCTATGTCTATATGTGTTATTGTATCCATTGAACTGAATTTATTTTTATTAAGATTGTCCGACTAAGCTTTTGCTTTAGCAGGGTGAGTAGCGAACACTTGCTTTAAGTAGTTGTCCTCATCTTGTATGTCTTGCTCCGTTATATTGTTGTATCTCTCTAACAACTCTATTGCGGACCGTATTTCATCTAACTGCTCTGCTGCAGCCCACTTAGGTTTGCCGTCTTGCAGTCCTTTAATCTTTTTCATCAATACTATCTCGTCTTGTTTCAATTTCATTATTGCGTAATCCATTTTGCTTTTTGTTTTATGTGTGACCAGCACGGTCTTAAATATTTATCTTCGTTTCGTCTTGCTTGCCTCTCATATGGGTTTCTACTATATGAGCCTGGGTACTTATCGTACTTTGTTAATATTGGTTGCAGTTGGTGTGTCCATTCGTGTATGCAAGTACCTATCAGCTCTCTTACATCGTAGCAATTGTTATAGTATATATGTACTTCATTATCCGTTGCATCATATTCACCACAATCACTATCCCATCCTATGCGGACTGACCATATAGGTTGATACTTTTTTCTATTGTTCACTCCCATATGTTTCCGACACCATCGCAGTGCCATATTTGCTATCGCTACGGCATGCTTTCTCTCTAAACTTTCAATCTTTGTGTTTAAGTAAATCATTCGTGTTATTTCGTTATAAAAAAAGTGGCTCTATTGGGGAGCCACTTTGTTAACTATCAAAGCTTTCTTTGTAAAGTAAATCGGAGAATAACCTATTTGTAAAGTAACCAATATGCTTTTGATATAGAGCGGTGAGCTAGAATTGAACTAACTCCTATAATCTGGGAGACTATCGTGCTACCCGCGGGCTTTTACGTCCGTGTGGATACCATTACACCTTCACCGCTTCATTAGGACGAGGAATCTTTACAACCATATTGCTATGGAATCTTTACAACCTCGTGCTAAATTATTTTACTACTGCCGCAGTATCTACTACTTGAGTTGCAGTTGTATCAGCTACTACTACCGATGTTGAATCAGTTGTTGCTGCCGCATCAGTTGCAGGAGCACCACATGCTACCATACCAATAGTTAACACTAATGCCATAGCACCTACTTTAGCAGACGCTAAGATAGTTGATAATCTCTTTGCATTGTATAACGCCTTAGTGGTAAAGAAATCTCTCTTTTGTTCACTTTGAGTCGTTGCCGCTTCGTTTAAGTTGTTTACTAATTCTGTTACCTGATAATTCACCTTTGTACTAATTTTCTTAGCCATGTTGTTTTTTTGGTTCCCTTTAATTATTAATTGTTCAAGCTCCATTGAGGCGGGTTCCTTTTACCTCAGCTTCGCTTGTATCTTTATTGTTAATGTCTCTTTGTTATATGTAATATACGACAAATTTTTGACATTACCAAATCTTATTTTGCAAGTTTTGCTTTAACTCTACTTCGTAAAGTGGTAGAATATTTTTTTACCGTATTTCGTTTTGCTACGATTGTTTTAGTGTTTTTATATTTCCAATCACCCCACACTCCTGTGTTAATTACATTGATATAGTTTTCGACACTCTTATTTACTATAGCACCTGCTCTAATAAATGATTCTATAACTGTATCACATGTTGTTTGGTGAAACCTAACCTTACGCAGTACTGCGGTTGGTTCGATAACTGATGCCATTTCCATCATTAATTTTGGTATCAATAAATCATTTGATTCAATACCCGTATTTCTTTTTGTTTGTTTTATCTTTGACATATGTCGTTTGTTTATTGTTTATTTAATATTGTGTCGAACGTGAGGTAAAGTATGAAAAATATATACCCCACGCCGACAATGTTTTTATTTATCCGTATCTTCCGGCCTTCTTGCATTCATGTCTCTAAAATTAGCATCCACTAATACCTCTAACGCCGGTACCATATCGCTTAACTCTTTTGAAGCAAGTACCTCTTTCTTATCCTTCTTACTTAATACATTTTTGATTAAGCTAGTCTCAAGCTTGTCCATTTTGGTTTCTACTTCTAACTCACCTATATACTTACGCACCGATGTTTCGTCAACAAAGATACGAGGTTTGTCCATCTTGGGACCTGATAACTCAATGACTTCGTATATATGTTTACCATCACCAAAGTTAAACTTCTTATTCTTTACTACGGCTTTATAACCTCTCTTACCTAACTTAATTTCTTTTACTTTACTCATATCTTTATTTTAATGTGTTGAATTTAATTCATAATGAAACTTTTGCAATTGCTTTGTTTCGTATTGGTGCGCGGCAGCTTTACCTCTTATTACTTTAACGATGAATAAGTCGTATACCTCTTGTGCATACTCTCTCATGTCGTTATATAGTGCCCAATTCTTATTTTCTTTTCGTGCTCGACTAAAGTGTTTTTGTAATCTTAATTTAGCAGAGTAGTGGAAGCGTCTACCTATTGCGGCAGTAATACCAATATAACTCTTACCATTTTCAGTATTGACTATCTCATATACTATGTGGTTTCTAT